CAGCATCCATTTTTGTTGATCCAGTCTAAATAGTGTGCTTTGGCAGGTTCCAGCAGAGTTGGTTTGAACGTTGGATCTATCAATGTTGCCTGTTCGTTGTCTTGCTCCCAGGCCTTTTCCCAAATTAGTAGATTCAGTCGCCAATTCTCTTCTGAATATCTTGTATCTCTGTATTGATAGACGGATATTGCCGTCTCGTTCTCTGATACTGGGAGAAACACACAATTGATCCAGGCTCCCGGAAAATATTCCACAGTGGTGTAGGGATAGACTGCGAACCATGCTGCTCCATATTTTCTTTCTCTGTCTTCCAAGAACATGGATTTGGTATAGTCGCTTTCGTACTGGCGGTTGTTAGGAGCCAATTGTATATTGCTTTTTTCTCTTATGGACCATTCCACGTTAGTGGTTTCCAATTGATCATACACTTTTGGGTGTACTACCGGTAGGTGATCTATATCTAAAAAGATACTGTAAATATTTTTGTAATTGGCTTTGACAGTATCAATTCTGAAGTTGCCTAGTGTGAGATAGTTCGTATTTAAAAAATCATATTCCGGTAGATCTGGATGCTCAGAAAATACAAAATTATTCCATATAAAAACATCTTTGGTTGCTAAAGGATGTTCATTCTTGCACCAATAATCTGTGGTCCCCGAACCCATGGGATTCCCCTCGTTATCAAAACTCCATCCATGATATGGGCAGAGACGAGCGTTCTTTCCTTGCGTGCCTTTAAGCAAAGATCCTTGGTGTGGACAAACGTTGCTGAGTAAAGAATATTTTCCGTTATTACGATGCAGGGTCCAACGTTTTAGATGTGGTAAAACTTTCCATTCGTTGTCCTGTAAATCATTGATGTGTCCAAGAAACATGATTAAAAATATTTATTAAGTTGATAATTTGTGCGATAATTCTTTTTCCTTCATCCATTTGAACCAGTGTGCGTTTGCCATCTCTTCAATTGGATGATTAAATTCTGGGACCTTTTTTAAATCTCTCGAAAGATTGCTTCTGCCAACCTGCATCAACCTGCTGATCTCCTCATCCTCAACAGCAGTCTCCATCCAGAAATCATAGGTCAGCTGGGCGAATTCTGGACACTCTTTTAAGATATTTTCATCAAAATAAAATTCCACCGTGTTTGCATGTCGTCCTAGACTGAAAGGATACACCTGGCTTATGACGTTGCACCCTGGATATGATTCCAGCATCACATTTGGGTACAGAGCCAACCAAAGCAATTTGAATGAATCATCTAATAATCCTAATCGTTCACAGGCCCCCAGCCAATCTTCGGTCTTCTTAGTGGTCGTTGCCCTGACTTCATTTAGATTAGCATGCTGGCAACTCCAACCATTGCCAAAAGTATATTGATAGTTGTTGACATCAACCACGCTCCTCAGATTGGGATGGCAGGATCTCACGTGATATAGATCTAGAAAGATTTCATAAAATATCTTCCAATCATAGTCAGACACAATGGTTTCTCTCTTCCATGCTTTGTAGTTTTTTCCTTGAAAACGTTTTAGATCTTGTTTGAGTTTATCATTAATGCTGTCCATACAATCGCTGTTGCCGGACATGATAAATCCTTGCCATTTGTATGCTGTTGATCTAATAAGATTTTTATCTGTTGAGGGGGTAAATCCTCTTCCAGCTAAAAAGTTTCCGCGCTGATCAAAGGACCATCGATGTATTGGGCACACAATTCTATCTTTGGCCTCGCAGGAAGACTTATACAATTGTGAATGTTTGTGTGGACAAGCATTGTAGAAAGTTTGTTTAAGATCATCTCCAATAACAAAAACATTATCGTTGGGAGGATAAGGCACGTAGCAGTGACCTGATGCTAGTTCTGCAACCATGCCCAAACATTTTACGCTATTTCTAAAAAAATGTTCATCTTGTTCCGTTGTTCTAAAGTTCCAATGTAGATCTAACTGAGTCATTTTATCTAGTTATGCATAAAATGATTACCAAATTAAAAATTTGATATCTATGACCAAGCACTAAATATTTTTTCATATGAATCAACCGAACATAGATCAATACGGATATTACCAGTTTGGAGATTTCAAAACTTATAGCATCTATCAGCTAATGGATTATTATCAAAAAAATCCACATCCATACATGCCAATACAATGGATATATAATGATACTTTTTTTTCTCAGTATGACTGGTCACAAGAACCCACAGCATCGTTGGATCAATTATATAAAAAGAGAGCCGAAGAATTAAGAAAAAAATATGATTATATTGTTATCTATTATAGTGGAGGATTTGATAGTTCTAATATGCTTCGTGCTTTTTTAGATAATGGCATATATCCTGATGAAATATGCGTATTCTATAGTAGATACGATACGACAGGGCATCAATATCATGAATTAAAAGATTTTACATGGAAAAAACTTGCTCAAATTGAACAGCAATACCCACAAATCAAAATTAGGAGATTTGATTATGGTGATATTATTTGTAATTGGCCTAAAATTATAGCAGATTTAAATTTAAACGTGGAGCCTATCTATTTGTTTGGTCCTCGTTTAAGTGTTAACAGGTTAGCTTTAGACGTAATGCATGAATATATTGATGATTGGCAACAATTGTTGAAAGAGAAAAAAACATTATGTGTCTTGCATGGAGTTGATTCCGTGCAACCAAGACATGTTTATAAAGAAAATAGATGGATACATAATTTTTTTGATACGTATGCACAAGGACATTTTACACCAATACGACAAATGATTAATAAAAATAATAGAGACACTCTTGAATTTTTTTATTGGGCTCCGACAGAAATATGTGCCAATATTATAATCAAACAAGGACATCTAGCAAAAAAATTTTTTACTGAAAAAGTTAATAATATAATTGAAAAATTATATGGTATGAAAGAATTTGCAATAGTAAATAAAAAACAACCAGGAGAAATGAGTTTGCGAGTATGGGATTACGAACCTTTTAAAAAATTAATATATCCAAAAATTTTTATTAGTGATGAAAAATACTATAACAAGAAAGAAATATCAACATTTTGGGGCAATAGAGATTTGTGGTATTATGATTCAGATTTACCTGGCAGCAAAGAACATCGTATTATGTATCATTCTCTTTTTCATAATGAAAAAAATCATTGGAAAAATTGGTTCCTTGATGGCGATATAGATAAAGGCCCGATTAAAATAAAAAGTAAAGATTATGTAATTTAAATTTAAGAATAAGTGCTTGCTTGCCTATGCAATAAAATCTCTTGTTTCACTGTTTCTCTGTCATGGTTATCCATGTTCGCTAACAAACTCTTGCTCTGGGCATAGACATCCTTGCCTGTGATATTAATTCCTAACAATATACAGCTCTGCTCGATAATCTGTTCTGTAGTCCTGCCGCTGTCTCCCAATCTGGTCATGAGCCTCACGTCCCTCAGTGCTTTTTTGGCTACAGAATCTGTGTCTAGATAGGTGCCCACGTCAGGAAGATTTTTTCTTTTGAGGGCAGCATTGATCTGCTCTTCTTCGCTGCTGTCGGACACTGTGTCATACAAAGGATTGATTTGATTCAATCTTGTTTCATAATTGCTGAAATAATCCTTCCACACAGCGTTCTGTGCTGACATTGCGATAAGGTCATTTATTTTGCTGCTGCCGGCAAAACTCCTATAGGTCAAGATGCTGGTGAGAGATTCCGAGTAGGTCCTAATTGTTCCTAGATTATTTTTTTCTTTTTGGATCTGTTCCACTATAGTTGATCTATTCGTGATCAAAGAATTTTTTTGATTTTGAAAACTGCCCGCTCCCAGTTCCGAATGTAAAGTGGCTGCTGCGGCCCGTATGGCACTCAGCAAACTATTGAATGTGCTCTCATTGAAAAATGTACTGTCACCCAGTGTGTCCAAAAAATTGATAAAGTTTTGCAGTGCTATATCATATGCTGATTGCGAGGCCAAAGAAAAATTGTTTATTTGCCTCACGGCGTCGCCTACCGCTTCCACCGATGGGATCAATGTCCCCCTCAGTGATCCAAAAAAATCATCGATGCCCTTGCCTCCCGCGTCGGCGTCTGTGCCGTAGAGGCTTTTATACACTCCCTGTATGCCATCGACAAGTGACAGGTGTTCCAGGAATGTTGCCGGGGTGGTGTCGTTGGCATTGGTCTCTCCCAGAGATCCATCCAGTATATTAAAGGTGTGATTGTCTAGGTCTAGGAAATATCTGCCTATGTTGAGATATGACTGTGACTCCATGGAATCATACACATCGGTTTTTTGGCTGTTGGTCAGCACCACGCTGATGTCGGTCCTGTATGCTATGGTTCTGGTTTTGGCTATCCATGCCACAGTGGCATTGGCGATGGAATTTTGAATGTGTTGATTGCTGAAACTTGGATTGTTGTTGGCTAACGATGATAATCCTTGAGATACTGACATTAATTATCCATTGGCGAACACGTTGGGAGAACCCTGTATCACTATAGTGCAGGTGGGATCACCCACTCTGCCTAGAGGTAAGAATTCTGCGAAAACATCGGGAGAGCCCCTTCTGAGTGGGGCCGTGTGGGGGCAACATCTTTTTCCGCAAGGCCGTAGGTGTATTGTGTTGCTGTGACCTTGACAGCTCAATGGTATGCCGTTGGCGAACACAGTTCTAACATGACCTTTTCTTCGCGGCCGGCTACAATGAACTAATTCCGCATCTCCTAATCTTGCTACTGCTGGCATATCAGTATTTATGGTATATGATTATGTGCTATTATAACTTGAACTTCTTAAATGCGTCTTTTTTAACGTCTTGTTTGATACCACCCACTATGTAGGATTCCACTTCCGTTTCCTGTGGCGCCACCTGCATGCCTCTAGAGCTCAGCCAATTTTGCGTCCATGGCAGTGGATTTTGATTGCCGGGTATGTCAAACTCGGGATCAAATCCCAGTGCCTTTAATCTCTTGTTAGCTGTGTATTCCACATACTGTCCCAACAGCCTCTCATTCAATCCTATGATTGAACCGTCCCGGAATAGATGTTTGGCCCAGGCCTTCTCCTCTTCCACGCACTTGTGGAACATCTCGATCACTTTCTTGTCCTGCCCTTTCATCACTCGCAGCATGTCCTTGTCGTCGCCCTTCTGCCATGCCTTGATCACATGAGTGGTCAGGTTGAGATGCGTGGCCTCATCTCTGGCTATCAGCGACAGTATCTTGGCGGATCCCTCCATCAGCTTCAGTTCACCGAACGCAAAGGTGCAGGCGAAACTAACATAGAATCTCAGTCCCTCCAACAGGTTCACGTTGATCATGGCCAGATACAATTGCCTCTTCAGTTCGTCAACGTCACCCTTGCCGTTCACTGTGTACTGCAGGGCCAGGTCTCCAAATGAGTCATAGTTCTCAGTGACGGAAACCGCCCTCTTCAGGATCTCTTTGTCATTCAATATGGTGTCGAACACTTCCGATGGATCAGCATACACGTTCTTCATGATGTGCGTGTAGGCCCTGCTGTGTATGGTTTCAAAAAAATCCCAAGTCACGATGCAACCTTCCAGCTCTGAGTTAGAACAATAGGGTAGGAAGTTTAAGCACGGTCCTCGACCTTGCACAGAATCCAGCAGTGTTTGATATTTTAAATTTGCAGTGAATATGTGCTTCTGTTCCGGACGGAAGTTGGCATAGTCTGAACGATCTTTCTGCAGCGATACCTCTTCGGGTCTCCAGAAGTAGCCCAGCATGGTCTGGTTCAGCTTGTCAAACTGTGGATATTTAAAAACGTCATATCTCTGTATGGCTTGGTCCTCTCCAAAGAACATAGGTTCTTTGCTCCAATCCACTTGATTCCTATTGAATACTGTTTTTGTCATACGTCTTACTTATTTTATATTATGTTTTATTTTTGTCAACTTAGATGGTGCAGGCATCACAATTTTCCGGATCTTCCTTTTCATTATCTGTTAATAATTCCACGTCTTCCCCGTCGTCTTTGACATCTATAGGATCTATGCCCGATGGTTGTAGATCTTCTTCTTCGCCTTTGAAGTCATAGGTGTTTTGATAATAAGATGTTTTCCAACCATATTTGTAGGCAGTTAGCATGTCACTAGCCATCACGCTCAATGGCACTTCATTGTTTTCATAGTTGAGGGGGTTGTAACTCCAGTTGCCTGATATGGCCTGATCAAAATACTTCTGCATCATGGCCGCGATCTTGATGTAACCTTCGTTGCTCTTCATTTCCCATAGCAGTGTGTAGGAATTTTTTAGTTTGGGATAGCCTGGCACTATCTGTTTCAGTGGGCCTTTCTTGCTCTTCTTCACACTCAATATGGCCCTTGGGGGCTCTATGCCGTTGGTCTCATTAGAAACCACTGAAGAACTTTCTGATGGCATCTGCGCTGACAGTGTGCTGTGTCTCAATCCATGTTTGGCAATGTCCTTCCTTAACGATTCCCAAGCCATTCTGGTCTTATGTGGCACGATCTCATCGATCTCTTTCTTGTAATGGTCTATGGGCAACTGTCCGTCCGCGTATTTGGTCCTGTCAAATGCCGTGCATTTGCCTTTTTCCTCTGCCAGTGTGCAACTCGCCCGCAATAGATAGTATTGGAATGCTTCTGTCAGACGATCCACTGCTTCCCATGCCTTGGGATTGTCGTATTTTAGGTCCAATTTGGCAAGATAATGCGCCAGTCCGATGTAACCTATGCCCAATGAACGCCTTGCTTTGGTGGATATTTCGGCTGCCTTTACAGGATAGTCCTGATAGTCAATGATCTCATCCAGTGCTCTCACAGCTAGGTCGCACACGGATTCCAATTCGCTCAAATTATTGATGGCGCCCACATTGATGGCACTGAGTATGCACAGAGCGATCTCTCCATTCTGATCATCAATATGCTGTATGGGTCGGGTGGGCAGGGTGATCTCTTGACATAGATTGCTCATGTAGACTTTGTCCTTGAATGATGAGTGTGAGTTGCAGTGGTCCAAGTTCATTACATAGATCCTGCCGGTCTCCGCTCGCTCTTTTAAGAGGTCAAAGAATAACTCCTGTGCCGGGATAGTTTTTTTAGGAATCTCTTTGTCTGCTTCATATTTCTTATAGAGGTCATCAAACCTGTCTGTGCCGAAAGCGTCATAAAGTCCAGGCACGTCGTGTGGAGAAAATAGAGTGATATCCTCTTCCCTGATGAATCTCTCATAGAACAGTTTACTGATCTGAATGCTGTAATCCATTCTTCGCACTCGATTGTCTTCGGTGCCTTTGTTGTTCTTCAGCACCAGGATGTCCTCGATCTCGGAATGCCAGATGGGGAAATGCACGGTGGCGTTGCCGCCCCTCACTCCATTCTGAGTGCAGCATCTCACTGTGCTTTCAAATTTCTTGAGGAATGGGATCACTCCCGTGTGTTGTACCTCACCGCCTCTTATTTTTGAGTTGATTCCCCTGATCCTGCCAGAGTTGATGCCAATGCCCGCACGCCTCGCCACATAAAGTCCAATAGCCATATCGCTGCTGAAAATAGAAGGAAGAGTGTCATCACTATCAACAAGAACGCAACTAGCAAACTGGCGGATAGGAGTTCTAACGCCTGCCATGACAGGTGTAGGAATGTTGATCTTGTGTGTTGAAATCGCATCATAATATCTTTTAACATAGTTCATCCTTTTGTTTTTTGGGTAGTCCGCGAACAGGGTGGCGGCGATCATCATGTACATGTCCTGTGGGGTTTCATACAACTGCCCGGAGCTCCTGTCCTGCACCAGGTACTTATCCACTATCTGCCTCAATCCCGCATAGGTGAAGTTGAGGTCTCTGTCTCTTCTTATCCAGGTATTGAGTTTCTTGATCTCCGTCATGTTGTACTTGTCCACGATGGCTTTGTCATACACTCCCTGACGGATGTTCCTTAGTATCAATTTCAATAAGGGTATGTACTCATACTGGCCGTGTGCCTCCTTGCGGATGTCGTAGCTCAGCAATCGGGCCGCGGCGTATTGATAGTTGGGGTTCTCCAGGCTGATCAGGTCATTGGCAGATCTCACAAGGATGTGTTGGATATCCTTGGAACTCATGCCATCATAGAATTGTATGTTTGCATGCATCTCGATCAGTGATGCCGACACTCCCGGTAATTCTTCGCAGGCTTCCTCCACGACGAAATGTATCTTGTTGATGTCCAGTGGCTCCAATCTGCCGTCTCTCTTCTTGACTCTGATTGTGGAACTGTTGGCTGACATGCTCGTTTTTGGTTTCGTTTCTGATTTTGTTTTTGTTTGACTATGCATATTTAGCTAAAAATTTTATAAGTGTTATCTTTGATTTTGTTCTTGATTATACAGCTAAAAAACTGCGTTGTCTATTGATAAGAAAAAAAATTAACCCTGTAATTGTAGATAATTTATTAGATAATTTTCAAGGTGACTGTACTGTAAAGAATTATGATGATGAGCATAGCGATCTAGATCATTTCTAGAATTATTGTCCATGGTGCTCCACATGTACCTATTACCACAAAAACCAAAAAGATCAATAATTTTTTTATTTTGTTCTATAAGTTTTATTTTTTCAAATCCTTTGTAATTTGCTAGATGTTTTTTTTCAAAATTATTACACATATCAAACATTAGGTAATTGATCTTTCTTTGTTCTAAAAAAGAGGCCAACGTAATAATCTCAGTAAAGCCCTTATCCCAGAATGTTCTTATGTTGGGTATTAATTGGTAATATGTTTCTATCCATTTGTATAATTTTTTTGTATCAACAGATGATGGTAAAGCAACAGGGGGAATAGAATTATTTGTCACTTGTATAGGCCACCATGTGCCATCGATCACATCATCTTTTTTGCCAATTGCTAACTCCCAACGAAATAAAAAAGTTATAGGAATTATAATCCAGTCAGGCTCACCATTTTGAGCAATATATTCTACTGTGGATCTATTTGTTCTTTGAAAACTAGTACCGGATTTTCCCAGATTGACTAATTTATCACATTGAAAAATTTTTTTAAATCTATTAGAAGGTTTCCAGCATTCTGCAAAACTGCAACCATTTATCAATAGAGTCGACATTATGAAATTATACTATTTCAATGATTCTGTAATCCATTGTGGCATCTGCACTGATAGTTGTGGTAGTATATTTTACTTCTATTGTTTCATTTCCCGCAGTGCTATCCTTGCTAGAAAGTTCCACAGATAATGTTACTCCAATATCTCCGTTGCTTTCTTCATAATCATCATTAAAAGAAACGTAACCAGTGCTAGCATTAATTGTTAGGACCCCCACTCTAAATTGTATTCCTCGTTCAATTTTGTATTCTATTTTAATTGACTTTCCTTCAAGAGCCGGAAGATTTATTCCTGTATTATTAGGAGAAATACTGCTATCTGCCAGTGTTATTTGTCTTATTGATTTAGTATTAATACATATACCTTGCACCTCTGGCACCGGGCTTAAGTTACTTGCTCTTTTTTGAGAAAGTTCAAAATAATCTAATTCGCTCACGCACTCGTCAGTATCAAATTGAATGGCAGGATAGGTGTTAATGCTGTTGATCCCTTCATTATTGGTTCCCACGGTGCTGGCAAAGAAATTATTAAAGCTCACAATATTTCTAACTTCTCCCACCCCGGCGTCCGCTCCAACACCGGATCCCTTGACCAATATGGCGTTGGTTTTGATGGTTGCAAATTGACTGGACAATATCTTAACGTCTTTAGGACCTAGGGTAAGACCATTCGTCGAGCCATCCAATTGTTCTCCTATGATCACCCCGTAATAACCTATAGAGAAATCACAGTTGATGAATTTTGCGCTGGTCACATCATAACTGAAGTCAACCAATCTCGCGAATTTGGTGAACTGGCAGCTGTCAAAAATTATGTTGGAGCAAGGCAATGCTGTGGTGCTGATCACTGTGACTGCTTTGCTGTTGGCAACATCTGCTCCACCCGCCGCATACGTGCCTTGGAACTTGCAATTATTGAATCTGATGTTGGATGCTCGCTCTATTTGAAAACCTGCATAGGCCTCTCCGTTTTTGAACGTAATGTTTTCGATGTTGATGTTTGTGGGCAGTGTGGCGCTGGAGTTTCCTATGTTGGCTCCCTGTTGTTTCAGACTGTCCTGCATCTTGGCCACGGCAGAATTACCACCAGACTGATAGATCACTGTCTTGTCAGAACCTTCGCCTGCCAACTGTGCATGTGGTGGAATGTATATCGGTCCAACTATGTTGTATTGTCCTGCTGGAAAGAATAATAATCTTCTAGATCTGACGTCTGTTCTATCAGTATCGCAGTATAATTCATTCAACGCTCTTTGGATCGCTGCTGTGTCATCAGCGCTACCGTCGCCCACCGCTCCAAATGCTTTGACAGAAACGTAATCATCCAATCTCTCTTGCAGGCTTCTCACTAGATCGATGCCGTCTCCTGTGATGATCGGAGTAGCGTCTCCTAGATATCCTTTATAGACATAGGCCACAGCATCAGAGAATGATGTGCTGTTCGCTGTCAGTATCTCTGTGTTGCCCACGGCGGGAGCACCATCGGCCACCGTGCCGTTTCCTATATACAATCGCTGCTCGTCAATGACCCAGCCCAGCTCTCCGGCCGCCAGTTGTGGCAGATCCGTGGCCCTGCCTCGTCTATGCTGTATCCTTGATATTTGAACTATTGGCACTGTAAATTGCTCCTAAAATTTATAGTATTTATACTATAAGATAGACTTGTAATATTGCTCTACTCTATTGAACCAGCGGCCAACCCAGTGATCATAATTGTCTATGTCAAATGTTTGAAATTCATTATTTTGCGTGCAGATAAAGACCCTGCCGTTGCGTATGCCTGTGCCAAACAATTTGTTGTGCGCCTCAGCATAGGCGACCAATTGCAGATAATAATCTTCTATCCATTCCGCCTTTTTTAATTTCCGGGCCTGTTTGAAGTCCATTATGGCGGGGGCACCTTTGCACACTCCTATCAAGTCCGTGGTACCGGCATACAATTCTGGGTAGTAGAGGTTGATCTCCGATCCCCACACTTCTGTCACATCCTTCAAACCATTTTCTATGATCACATTGGCCATGGCGTGGGCCTGTTGCTGTATGAGATTAGAACCGGGCACTCGGGCCTCGCCCTTGACATGCCGCTCCAGGCTGCGATGCATCACCGTTCCTATGTTGGCAGATTCTGTCGCGATCCTCTGTGCCTCTTGCTCGCCCACTCTCTTCTTCCATGCGTTGAGATGGGTCATGTCCTTGGTCTGGCTCAGTATCGTGGTCACCGAAGGCACTGTGCGACCGTCTGGTGTGGTGTAGTGCCTCTTGCCTTCAGGTCCTGTGCGATTTAATTCATTGTAAGGATATCGGGCCACATAGGTTATGCCTTGGGCCAGCAAAGTGTCGTTGGTAAACTTCATTATTGTATTATAAGCTAGTTGTGCTATTCCGTCAATTAACTTCTTCTCTTCATGGCTGCTTTGGCCATTTTCTTCACGTTATCGGTGCTGCCGATGTTGTCCTTGTTCATCGCGGGATCTTTCTCTGCCTGTTTCTCTGTGTTGAGTATGATCTTGTCTTGATTGAAATCTGCCACCACGTTCTTTAGGACGGTGCCTTTGTCATAGATGCTCTTGAACAGGTTGTAGTTGAAAGTGGGATAGCCCGTGTTCTTGATTATCTGTGCCAATGCTTCAAAACTAATCTCTGCTGTCTGTCCCTGCTCGTCGGCGTCTCCCCTGAGATTCTGCAGGGTGTTGACTATGACCGATTCCAGTTCATTGTTGGTGTTGTTGAGGAACTCGGAGAAACGCATGGGACTACTTCCCAGCTAGTCTTGAATATATTCTGTTGCTGGCCTCGAACACTTCTCGGCTTTCTCTCTTCTGCCTGCCTTCGGGTTCCGTGCCGCCTGCGTTGGCGTCCGTGGCCGCGAACTCATCAGAAGCCGGAGCGTTTAAAGTGTCCAGTTCATCGCCTGTGGCGTCCAATGGCTCGTCCAATGCGCCCATTGGCTCTGTGCTGACTTCCTCGCCTGTTAATATTCTTACTGCTTGATCTAATTCTGTTCTCGTGGCTGTGAGAGTTTGTTCTGCTGAATCCAGCGCTGGCTTGACTTTCTGAGCAAAGGCGTCTGCCTTGTCTGCTCCCATCTCATCTCTGATCCTGTCCGACAGTTCCAGCATGCTCTCCGTCTTCATGGTGGCCAGTTCTTCCAGATATGCGGTTACCTTGTCCATCATGTCCTTGGCGGCCAATATCAATTCTGATTGGTTCTCTATGCCTTCCTTGATTTCGAACTTGACTCCGGGGAATTCTTTCTTCTTCAGAGCGCCTCGGGCGTCCATGTGAGATGCTCCCTTGGCTATGCCCGGCTTCAGTTTCTCTATGGTGCCTCCCTTGGCCAGATAGTGCTTCATCAATGCGTCACGCTCGGCCTTCTTTTCCGGGGTGTCATATTCATTCACTGCTGTCTCTTTTTGTACCATTGCTCCAATGATTTGATCTTTGTCTTGATCTTTCAGTGCCGGCGCCTGTTGAATTTTTTTAACGATCATCTGTTGCTGTGGAGTTATCTGTGTGTTGATCCCACCGGCGGCTTCTCTCACTGCTTGGTTCAGGATGTCCAACATCATTTGATGCTTGTGATAGTTGTCATCTTTCAAGTCCTGTCCAAAGTGTTGGTTGTTGGTGATCTCGTGAATTTTGGTCCTGACCATGTTGGCCATGTCTTCCAGTTGTTCCTGTGCCAAGCCTTGCAGGTTCATTGTCTGTCCGAATCGTGATTCGAATTGAGCCAGCAGGCCTTCGGTGGTGATATCCTTTGTTAGGTCAGTTGACTTCATTTTTTATTCGTCTGTGATCGTTTGTGTGAAATCAATATTATTTTCTGCATTATAGGCATCTCTTTCTGCAATGTAAGGAGAAAGTATTGCCAGGTGTGCGTCAACATCGGCCTGTGTAGGGTATTTATGTGTGGAAGTTATTCTTGTTTTTCCATTTGGCAATTCTGTTGTGGTTACTTTGAATTGACAGTTCTTTGCTTTTCTTAATACATTGAGCTCTATTGATAGCTTATTATTCGTTTCTATATCTTTTTTAACATACCATCTAACAGTATTTTTAGGCACGTCCATTGTGTTTGTTAATATTTTTGCCATATATTTTTTCTCCTTCTTATTCTTCTGTTTCAGTAACTACCTGTGCCACTCCTTTTCCTGCATGTCCTATTCCGATAGAATAGTAATATTCAGATTTTAAAAGATGATAATTTGCTATGGCCCAGTCTTTAAATGTGTTATAATCGTTTTGATTATTCCAAATAGTAGTTGTAGTGGTTGTAGTGTAACCGTCTCCATGATCAACTATCTCTTGAGGTAGATGTGTGACTTTTCCTTCTGACACTTTTGCAAGAAAAGCATTTTTAAGGGCTGGCACGGTCTCTTGGAAACGAGGTGTACCTGTTGGTAATTTAACAATTTCTTTTACTCTAATTTTTGGCATTTTATAACTCCAAACTATTTATTGTAATATTTATTCTTTTATACTAGAATTAGAATTAACTGTCAGCAAACTTATTGTTATTTTAATTATATTCTTGCAAAAATGTTGTATTTTGGCAATCTTATAAAGATATTGTGGGTTGTATTGAATATTGCATGTGCTCAAAAGGTACATGATAAGGTAGGTACTCCGTTTTAGTTGTATATGGGCCTTCTGATAACATGAATCTATAATTTTTTGTAATAACCTGTTTAACAAAACTTATGTCATGTATTTTATTCCATTCATCGCGAGTTTTGTTCCACCCAGACTCAATCATCCATATCCAAGTAGGTAAAAAATCCGCTTCTTTAAACCATTTCATGGTGATCCTAATTTGTGTTTTATAGGCGCTGTTTAATATTGGTTTGGTTTCTGTAGATATCAATACTTTTTTATCACCAGCAATCTGTTTAAAAAAATCATGTGAAATTCCAGTTATACCAAAACTTTTTTGTCCATAAAACCTTGTTTTGCCTGGTGGCAGGTGGTAGGTATCTATAACCAACGCTTGGTCTGTTTGTGATTCGCACCAGTGTGGCTCATTTTCTAATTTAGGAGTCGCATTTTTTCCTAGGCAACTGCATCTACCCTTATAGATTTTATCACACTCTGATCGTAACATTACCTCTATTTATATTTGAAGGTATTGTCAAATAATGCGTGTATTTTTTCCTTAAGGTCATCGGCTTTGCGATTGGCCTCTACGTACTTGTTTTCATATATGAAGGCCTGTGCTTCGTCGTTGAGTTTTTCAGCCGATCGCCATTTCATTTTGAAACTCTTGATTTCAAATAATCTGCTGGCGAACTGCGAATCAAGGTCCAGAATTCTGAAAGGCACTTCTTTGCCATCTGCCAGATAGTGAGCTATCAATATGGCGCTCTGTTTGAGATGTATGTCATCGTGCAGTATCTTGGCCTGAATCATGTCCGCTATCACATACACGAAGCGGGTCTCGTCGGACCTGCGGGGAACGATGGCTATGTTGCCGATCAGGATGCCCTTGCTGAACTGCTTGGGCAGGTGGCGGAACGGTCGCTGCCGTTCGCTGTTGCGAGCCAACTGCTGCAACTTGTGATCCAGTTTATAGGCCTTGATCTGCCTTATCAGTTCATTGCGGTCACGCATATTATTCTGTTGTGAATTTTATGTGTTTATTTAATGCGTATTGTGTGTTGTTGTCAAGTTTTTTCCTGACCAGTATGGCCTTGTCGCTCAGGGTCTTGGCCGTGATGGCTTCTTCTATTGGTAATTCGGATTGTAGGAAATGCTCGTGGATCTTCCATTTGTTTATAAAGTCATATTGCTTCTCAGTGATGAACACTCGCACGTGGCGAGATATGTGTACGTACATTATTGGGGGTTAGTTTATCTTCATCAATACCACTACTATGGTGCTCAGCAGTCCCGCCACCACGGTGCCAGCGGTCATTATCAGGGTCTTGGTCTGGCTCTTCTGGCCTTCCAGCACATCATCGCTCAGTCGTTTAAGACTGTTTTCGATCGCGGACAGGCGATCGTGTAAACCTTTATAGCGCTCGGCGCAAAGGTCCACGTGTGCTTCTAAATTGGTCTTTTCTAGGTCACTCATAAATTGTCTCAACTCTCGTTTTATTTCCGCTATCTGCGTCTGTATTTCTCTTAACCGAGCCTGTATAGTTGCCATTGCTTCCTGCCGTGCCTGTGAATGCCTTGAGTAGCATTATTTATACTAGATCGTGTGTTTAGTAAAGTAGGTGTTTATGTAGCGTGGATCCTGCGTGTTGAAAACGTTGCGCGGGAAAGCGGCCGTCTCCTTGCAGAAATTTATTATGGGCACTTGGTCGAAATCCTCTATCAATCCTCCACAGTCGTCGTTGTCGAATGCGTAGACACCGGGCTGCTCCACCTGCCACTCGAACTGCCATATATTATGTTTTCCCTCGTAGGCGGTGCCGAAGCGCCAGTCGGCCACTGGCTCGGTCACACGCCTTGGAGTGCTCTCCCAAGTGATGTTGCTCCTCATCTGCAGCAGTTGTATCAGCGTGGTGAAGTTGGACTGCTGGTTGCGGGCGATGGTGAGCGTGGCGGCATCATGCACCAGCTCGCCGCTCTTGGTGGTGAATGGGAATTGGCTGCGCAGCACGCCGTTCTCCGTGATGTCCACCATGGTGGTAATTGAATATGTGTGCATATAAACAACTATTTAATTTAAAGCAAGAAAGGGCGCACAGTTTCCTGCACGCCCTACTTGGGTATCAATTGCGTAAAACAATATTAGAACACTGCTAATACAGTTGTTACTCCACCTGCTAAACCGTGTGCTGGGTCAGACTCAGCGTTGTATGTAGCTGTGCCTTGCAGCGCGATTTTCAAGTTGTCAGTGGCACCAGATTCAAAAGCTGAACCATCGGCAGTTGTTACACCAGCGATAGTGAAGCCATCGAATTGGATGTCTTGTAACACACCAGCAACTTCAGCATTGGTCATGTTGGACTTTGCCAAGTTGATGATTTGTGTTTTTGGACCAAGACCTTGATTATTAGAAATCTTGGGTTGGTTCGCGTTTGTGACTGTAGCCATTTTTTTCTCCTTTTTCTCTTGTTAAATGGCAAATCCACGCTCAGTGGATCTGTTGCAAGTATTTATGTTCTAGATTGGTAAATTTTACGGTATTATAATGGATAAGAGCTGTCTTTGATGGGCACAGGCTCCTGTTTGCAGTGCCCACAGGCACAGGTGCCACATTCCATGCACTGAAAGCATTCTTCGTCGCAATGATGCTCGCAACCGCATCTTTCACATACACATTCTATCATGACGATATTTATTAAATATTGTGATGAAAAAAACTTATATCATTCTTGATGCCATGAGCACGGGCAACATTCCAGAAATCCGGGGTTATCTAGGTTATTTTGATCACGCTCATATAACCATTGACATGTCTGACCATTACTTTGAGTATGAGTCTGTGCCTTTGGATCTATACGCATACAAATATGTCATAATTGACACGTTCTTTGTCAATAGATTCTCTGTAGGCAAAGAATATAGAGAAGATTTAAAAAGAAGAATTAGATCTCTTACAAAATTAAATTTTATACCTGTGTTTGCAAATCTTTGGGAAAGATATGATTTTAAGAGCTCTAAACCCAATACCACACAGCTTTTTAAAGATTTGAGAAATTTAAATATATCAAAATATTGTGAACTGCATGGCAGCAGGTCATTTTTTTGGTGGCTGATGCATGAGAAATATATCAAAAGCGATGTGATTAGATATTTAACAATAGATCATTCGAGCAAACTTTATGATTTTTTATATCTAAATAAACAACCTCGTCCACATAGGGTACATTTGTATAATCAGCTGCTGTTATCTAATTCTTTAAAAAATTGTTTGTATACCTATAGAAATGATCAGCATTATCATTATGGTATAGACACGAGCATGCAAAAAATTAATAAAGTTTTACCACCACAATACGAAATTCCTGAAGTTAGATATAACTACCCTCTGCATGGATATGATCAACAGATATACCCCATACCTTATAATCACTCAAAAATCAGCATTGTAACTGAAACCCTTGCAGATGATCCCAAGAATTCAGGATTCCCTTTATTTTTAACAGAAAAGATATGGAAACCTATAATCTGTCAGCAACCTTTCATAGTTTATGGGCAGCGAGGTTATTTGAAATGTCTTCGCGAAATGGGATTCAAAACATTTGATCGCATGTGGGACGAGTCATATGATGATGAACCAAATTGGTTGAGGAGAGGAACTAAGATAGCTAATCTAGCGAGATCTCTAGAGGGAATAGATGCTGCAAAGTTATATGCCGAAACAGAAGGAATAAGATCCCATAATTTTAAAATATTTTCTGACAGTGCAATGTTGAGATCTGTCATTGTGGAGGACGTGGTGAAGTCCTTGTTCAACAGCTTTGTTAAGTTTTAAATTTATTGATAGCAGTTAGATTTTTTCTGCTGAATCCCAATCGATCCACCAACTTGACTGCATCTCCGGCCGTGCCCACCGCCACGAACCCTTCTGGATCTGTGACCTCCAGTCCCGCGTCGGTCTGTGCGAACGTGCCGATGGCCGTGGCCTTGTTCAATTTCACCAGTGTTAGATTCTTGAGTGCCATCGCTTCCTTGTAGAACGCCATCATGGCCGCCAAAGGTTTTTGCATCTGTCGCAGGAATTGGGGCATGTCTTTCATCTTCTGCTGTCTCAGTTGCAGGGCCTTCTGTGCCTTCAGCCCCGCTGCCTGCTGTTGCATCCTGCCCTTATAGAATTGTGCAAAGTCTTGGAGATACTTGCTGGTGTCTGTGGGTATCCGGCCCTGCCTTATTTGATCATTGATGAACAGCATGAAGAAAGGAAGGAAGTCCTTGTTCACTCCCAGCATGGCAGAAAGATTAGTTGGCACCTTGCTCAGCAAAGACTTCAGCTGCTCTATGCCTGCTGTGAACTGCTGTTGCTCTTCTGCTGTGAAGTTGGCTGTCCCGCTGACATTCTTGTACGTGGCATTGTCGAACCACACATCTGGTGTGCGGGTGAATGACTCCACGTCAGCGCCATACTCTGCCTTTAGATTGGCTATGGTATCTCCCGTGTAGGTGGTGTGGAATATGATGCCCACCTGTGCCGCTGCCATCTGTCTACCCAGGTCGCTGTTCTCGGGCACTGCGTATGTGATGGTATTGGGCCGGAAGGTTATGTAGTTCTCTCCCGACATGCTCCGCCTCGTGAGCGTGTCCCTGTCGAACATGAAGTCGCCCTGCACAATGCCCTGGATGTTCAATTTTTTCAGATGCACCAGGCACTTCAGTAATTTCTGTCCCAGGTCGTCCGTGCCATGGTTGCGGGCTATGTCTTCCTTGGTGTAGTTTAGCTTGGGAGTCTTGGCGAATATGCCCTTGGTGCCCACGAACCATCGGCCGTTCTCGGGATTGATTCCACACACTATGGCCGGTGCGCCATCCCACTTGACCGACACGTTGATGGGTCGATCGGCCGATCCCTGCAGTGTTTGCAATATGCCTTGGAAGTAATTGATCACTGCTTCACCGCCCGAGTGGCCATCGGTTAGGATGACATCTTCTATGTGTTGCAGGTGAGTTCTCTTAAACTCGTTTAGTACTTCTTCTATCAGCATTATTCATCCTCGTCGCGGAGTTCACCATCTTTGAGGCTGAGGCTGTTCTTGATCTCTTTGGATTCTTTTATTTTGGTAACACCTCTGCTGAATTTGGAGGGATCTAAATTTTTTATGGCAGAATTAAATCTCTTTTCCAGCAGATATGCGGTCTCTTGATCGAAGTTCTCTCGGATATAGTTTATGAGATTGATTGAAGAATCAATGATGTGGCTGGCCCTGCTCTCCACAAAGTGTTCTGGGTTCTTGTTCACCTGTACCGAGCTTAATTCTTCTAGGATACTGCGAATTTTTTTCTGCATATGAGTATTTAACTCATACTATAGCACAATAATATAGGTTGTCTACGTATAAAAATACCCTTATAATGGTTAAATACAAAATGATCACTAATTTGATACAGAATGGCAAAACACAGACCATACAAGAATTAGATGTGTATCAGCAGAGCCTGCTGTTTGCTGAGCTCAGCATGATAGCCTACAATTCAGAGAAACAGGCCATGGCACAGGCCAAGGAAATGGGATTCACAGAAGTACATTTCTTTGACCACAAGGGCGCTCAGGGCTACACTTTTGAGACCGAGCATGATCTAGTGGTATCTTGTAGAGGCACGGAACCCACGCAGTTGAATGACATAGCTGCGGACCTCAGGGCACTGCCGGTCAAGAGCCAGACCATGGGCAGGGTTCACGAAGGATTCAAATTGGAAGCGGACAAGATCTGGGCAGGTATTAAAACACAGATCGAGCAATCAGAAAAAATGACATGGTTCACCGGACACAGCCTAGGTGCTGCCATGACCACACTATGCGCCGCAAGATGTTTTTACCATGCTCCGCAGATCACCATAGGAGCCATATTCACATATGGTTCACCCCGAGCAGGCTGGAGAGGCTTCATCAAAAAACTACACGTGCCACACTGGCGTTGGGTCAATAACGCAGACGTTGTTACCAGGGTGCCACTAGCCGTCATGGGCTATGTGCATCATGGCGACATCAGATACATCAACACCTATGGCAATGTGAGAGAGTTCACCTACTGGCAACGATTGAAAGACAAGTTCCGAGGCATATGGAAGGGATTAAAAAAATTCTCATTCAAGAATTTCAGTGATCACGACATAACCAACTATGTGGCACACATCGCCCGCAAGGTCAGTGGCACGGAATATCCACAACCTAAATAATCATCATCTACTATAATAATAATAATTAATATTATATGATGCCCCCGCAGTTTGGTAAAAAATCACGCAAGGGATATGTTTATCACTCGCACCATGACGATCCGGACGAAGGAGATGGCATCATCGTGGGCGGCATACTGCTGGTCATATGGGCAGTATATTGGTTTGTGGTGCACTGGGTGGATCACTTCCTGGGCAATCTCATGGTGTGGTGGGTGGAACCTCTGACCCTGTTTCCGGCACTGCCCGTGCTGGGATTCTTCGTTATGGTCATAGACAAATACGACAGCTGGAACCCCCTGCACTGGTGGCCCTTGTTCTGGGGCACCAAGATCATGATAGACAGGGAATCGGACTGGCACATCGCTTTTGACAGCGAGGAGTTCGTGCAGAACAATGGTGGCCCATACAACGTGTTCTGCGGTTGGGACAGAAACGAGGATCTGTATATCAAATTCCGCCGGCGCCGAGATGCTGTGATTTATTCTTTGAAGAATTTTTAAATATTTTTTTCCAATAGAGCTATCCTGTCGCTGAGCTCTTTCACTATCTGTTGGTAGTCCGCTATCTGCACCTGCATGTTACCTACGTGCGCTCGCAATCGCTTAATCTCACGCACCTGTTCCTCCATCAGCAATAGATCCTGCTCGGGGTCTCCGGTGTGTTGTCCAAATATGTGATTGCTATCATGTGCGTGGGTCTCATGAGCTGTACCATTCATTTTTTCTTCTTGCCCTTTGCTTTCTTCTTGGCCTTGGTTTTGGATTTCTTCTTCCCTTCATCCGATGCTTTCGGTTGTTCTGGGGTCATTGGTAGCTCATTGTCATCTTCTTGCACTGTGTCTGTGTCTGGCTGCGGCGCCTCCGCCTCGGCCCTGGCTATCTCCTCCTTAAACTTCTTGCTCATGCTCTGCTCGTCCATGTAGCCCTCCATCACCCTGCACTCCTGGCTCTTGCCGGTGCTGTCTTCCTCCAGGTGTATGGGCTCGCCATCCGCATAGCTGATGGCATAGCAGATGTCCGATCCCTCGATCTGTTTGTAGTGCAGTTTCACTTGCTTGAGATCCAGCTCGCCCTCGATCTCGATGTCATTGTCCACGGTCCAACTGCCCTTGTTGACAGTGTAGGCGTAGAGATAGTATTGATTCTTCAGCGAGGGATGATCCACGTCGATGCACTCCTCGTCCGCATACTGTATGCCAAGTTTATGCACGTTGTCGTTGTCGAGATCTATGGGTTCACGCAACACTAAATTTCCCTTTTCATCCTTGATGGCGTTGCCGTCTTGGTCAAATTCGTCTATGTGCAGGCAGGCGCCCGACTCGATGGGTGCTCCACACATGTGGACCACGTTGTCAATCTCATACCAATCACTCGCGAATCGTGCATCTTCGGGTAGGTCGTGTTCGGTCTGGTAGTTATCTCTATCGCCGCCCATGATATAATCCGTGAGCTCCTGCTGGCGGTTCTTCCAGTAGTGATACTGGTAGGGAGTGATGGTGCCCACCACGGTCTCGCCGCCGTATCGCTGTATGCTGAATCGGTATTTTTTTACGCCGTGCTTGATCCTGTCGATCAACTGTTTCTTTTTCTTCAATGAAACTTGTGCCATTATGCCCTGCCCTGCCCGCGGTACACCTTGAAGCTTCTCTTGCGGTGCTTGTTCATGGATGACGTCTTGGTCTTGGGAGAGGGCCTGCCCGAAGATGTGGTTTTCTTCTTGCCTTCCCTGCGGATGAACGCTCCGCCACCCAATGCTACCTTTTTTGCCATAATAATAAATTTAACATTGTTTGACAGATCTGTCAACTAGTGTATAATAAGTAATTGCATGATCAAATATCAACTTCGTTGCCAGCATGACCACCAGTTCGATGGCTGGTTCCCAAGCATAGCAGAGTTCGAGCGGCAGCAGAAAAAGCACTTATTAGTATGTCCCATGTGCGACAGCACACGTGTGGACCGAGACATAATGTCTCCCAGCGTTGGTAAAAGCAAAACAGCGGTAAAGAAAAAGAAAGATCTCACAGATCAGATCACATCAGACACCATGATCCCCGCCGCACAGGCCAAGAACATACTGCGACGCATACGAAAACACATCGTGACCCAGTTCGACAACGTGGGCAACAACTTCGTCAAAGAGTACAGGCGACATGAAAAGGGCGATCGCGATGACCGGTTCTATGGCACTCCTAATCAGGATGAAATCAACCAATTGGTGAATGAGGGCATCAATCTATTCCATGTTCCGGACATAAAGGACGACGCCTGACAATTTACCACTCCGATATAACAAAGCGGTTGACATTTCTTTAATTTCGTGTAAAATATATTTTTATATGTCGTCGGAATGTTCTGTCGGCATCATTAACTAACGAGAAAGAGGACTACAATGTTTTTTAACTTATTTGGTAAGTCTAAAAAAACTAGCTCAGCTTCTCACACTACAAAGGAAGAGAAAAACATGTCAAGAACTAGCAACTTCGTGATCTACACGAGAGAGTTCAAAACTAGAGCAAGACAAATCGGCGTGTTCGCTGAACCAGCATCTGCATATATGGTGGATGGTGAAGTACACGGTGGAAAGATCAAGTTCAAGAATCTGAACGTGAAAAACACTGCGAGAAAGACAGCGACTAACAAGCTGATTTCCAAAGGCGTTGATTTCAACGTGAACGTTTTAGGAACTGCTCCTAAATCATCTGCGTTATCGATCAAAGCTAATGTGATTTCTTTATTAAGAAAATCAGGAAGAAAAGTAATCAATTATAACGCATAATTGAGTCGACGTTAAAATGGCAAAGAGGGCGGCCTAGTGTCGCCCTTTTTCATTTGCCGTAATAGACCACATTATCCGCAGGTGGATAACTCCTCCAGGTATCAAACACCACACATCGACCATCGTCCACAAATGAGTCGCTCTCGTGTACCCTCACGATCACTTGCACGGAATCATCCTGTTGGCTCGCTATTAGGCCTTGATGTTTCTTAATGTAATGCTGGACCAGCAGTGAATAAGATCCATCCACAAGGTCCGTGCCGGGCTTGTAGGCATCGGAAGTGAAGTATATCACTCGGCCATGCCGCAATATCTCCCGGGACATGTTCTCCGCCTGCTGTTCTCGGGCCGTCATGATGGCGCCAAACAGGTCATAGCCCAAACCTAACTCTTTTGCCAGCCAGCTGAGTGCTATGTTGTCTCTGGGATGGCAGGCACCACCATCGCCCATGCCCGCCTTCATGTATCGTGGGCTTGTGATCCGCTTGGTGCTGTGGGCCAGGGCTCGGGTGACCACGTCCGTGTTCATGTGCCCCAACCTGTGCGCCACGTCCTGTATCATGTTCACCAGCGTCAGTTTGTTGCTGATGAATGTGTTGTAGAATATCTTTATGGCTTCCACTTCTTCCCATGTGCCCACTTCCATACGGGCATTGAATCCCAACAGCTCTCGATAGAAGTGCTGGAGCATGGCCGTGGGCCTGTCCATGCCACCGTGCTCGTTTCCCATCATGATCATCTCCGGATCCAGGAAGTCCTGCTTCACGGAGCCCATGGCGATCAGATAGGGATTGTATATGAAGTTGGTGCGGGTGACCAAGGGCGCCAGTTCTCTCCTGATGGTGCCCGGCAGCACCGTGGATATGAGCGCCAACAGCTGATGATCGGTCATGTGCCCGTCGCACTCTCTGAGGCTAGCCATTACGGAAGCATAATCAAAGTCACGGGGTGGCAATCCACTGCTGGGCGTGCGACCATCATATCCCGGGGAGTGTGGCGTGGGCACCGCTACGAACACGATGTCCCGGTCCTTCACTGCCTCCGCCAGCGTGAACTTGACCTGTATCCTGCCGCTGACCTTGGCCATGTTGGTGTCATAGCCCGTGACGTCAAATCCCCGCTCCGCTGTGGCCTCGGCACAGGGCCGGCCCAGTTTACCAAGTCCTATGAATGCTATCTGCATAGTTGTAATTATGGCTCGCTATTAGGTAATTTCAACATAAATGGCTCGCTATTAGGTTTTAGAATTTTGTGATTAGGCAGAGTAATCTGGCAAAGGTCCGCCATAGGCCTTGCCCTTGATCCTCTTGCCCGCCACCTTCTGCGTGCGGCCGTGTATCTTTTCCGGCCTGTTGCCAGATCGTTTCATTCGACCTTGGCTCTTACAACTGGATACCCATGACGACGGTAAACTGGATTTAGGACGACTACAAACCCCTCGCGGAGCGGGTCCTATGTTCTCATGGGGTTGACATATTTCACGGATCTTCATACTCATATTTAATCATTTGTTTGGAGTTGATCATGGCTTTATAGTTGTATCATATGCAGATAATTGATAAATTCTATAAGCATATATTCTTTTGAGATGCTAGTTCATTTCTAAGTTTTTGTTTAAGATTATTTGCTTAAGGTGTTAAGATGTGATTAAGGTTTAATCTTGTCAGTTGGAACAATAAATATTGTCATGAAGATCATAGAAATTTTAAACTTAAAAACTTCTAATACCATCAATGCTAATAAAACACAACATCTAGTGCCACAAGCTGTTGTGGCCTCGGATAATTCCACCACAACGGACTCTGCCATAGCGGAGGGCATCAATCGAGTGTTGAGGCGAGTGGCGGGCAAAGGGTTGAAACAGGGTTTCCGCTGTACCTCGGGGCCTAGGAAGGGCCGTGTGGTGGCGAAATCATCCACCTGCAACGCCAGGCTGAGCCCACTGAAGGGAGCCAAGATCGCCCAGAAGAGACAGCGGGTGGCCAAACAGACCGCCATGAAGAGATCCAGGACCATGCGGTCGGGCGGGGCATCCAGGAGATTGAAAGGCATACAGATCGGGCGAGGCAAGGGCACCGCTCCACTGAAAAGGGGTTCTCGCCTTCAAAAAAGCAAGATAATCAAGCCCAAAAAGAAATAAACAAGCAAAATCAAACATTTAGATCCAAGATCTGAAATGATCTGGCTCTGCCTGGATTGACCAATACAGTATATAATAATATAATGTAGATTATGATTACCAATACAAATTCAATGACCATCGACCAGATCTATGAGCAGATCCTGGAGAGCTATTTCCGGGGTGAGCTATTAGATGGCGAGTGGATGATGAGCCCAGGCCAGGTGGTAAAGGCATTCGAGACGGAGTGCCTACAACACGGCCACGCCGCGTCGGACTACACTTTATATAATGAGAGCCTGGCGGACGAGTGTGAATGCCATGTGGACAAATTGAGAACCAAGTTCATCTAGGATAAATATCAGCATGGACATCATCAGCATCATCACAGGCATTTTGAGCTGGGTTCAGGTAGGAATGGGGCAGGCCCCGATCACGGCGGCCACCATATACCAGGGGGCGGCGGTCTTGGACAAGATCACCACAGAGGACTTACGCGGCACATGGACGGCGGAGATACAGGAGCACAGCATCAAGACAGTGAAAAGTTTCATCATGAGGGTGGAGGACAGCGGCACCATGCAGGGCTATTTGATAGAAGTAGAGGACCCCAGAAAAATCCAAAAAAAATAATACTCATCTAGATAAGTCATTGATTCCATTGACCTTTTAAGCGATTGACATATTACCAAACGGTATTAATATAATAGTCATGAGGATATCGGCAATGGCAATGATTGTACTTCTGATCACGACAGCGACCACGCGAGCGGAGATAACCGCCCGTGATGTGTGGGTTGGATTGCTGGTCGCCAGCAAGGTGATCACCAAGATCCAGCAAGGCACTTGGTCGGCGAGCATTCATGAAGAAGCACATCAGGTGGTCAAGGACGCGATCAGGAAAGCGGGTCAGCAATAGATGTTGTCCACACTGGATCTCATCTCCGCGGGCCTGTTCTGGTTTGCGGTGGCGGCGTGGCTGAGCATATTCGCCATGCAGGCCTACATGATCTATGTCAAGAAGGACCTGCCAAGCTTCGAATACAGCCAAAAGGTTCGATGGGTGGTGCTGGCGTGTGTGATTATGTCATTGATATTGTTGATCTTTAACTGGATTGACAAATTACCAAACGGTATTAATATATTGAACTAAAACTAAACAAGGGAGGTTGATTATGCCAAATTGGTGCAACAATGTAGTGGAGATCAGAGGACCAAACCGGATAGTGGAAAAGCTGGTGGACCACAAGTTGGATTTCCAAAAGATATATCCATGCCCCGAGGATCTCGACATCACGGCGGGTCGCGAGGGTGCGGACGAGGACGAGGCACAGAAGGCCTTGGTGGCGAAAGAAAAAGCGAATTTGAAGAAATACGGCTACAAGAACTGGTATGACTGGTGCTGTGCGGAGTGGGGCACCAAGTGGAACGCGGGTGGCGAGGACAACGATAACATGACGGTGGACTACGACGACGACCTGCACGACACAGGCATAGCCCTGTTTCAGTTTGACACAGCATGGGCGCCACCAGTTGGAGTCTATAGTAAATTGAAGGAACTACACCCGGAACTCTACATCCAGGGCAGGTACTACGAGCCCGGCGTGGGTTTCATGGGAGTGTGGGACGACGGCGAGGACCGTAGCTACAATTTCGAGAACCTGGACAAGGGCTCAAAGGATGGATTCTGGAAAACCGAGGACGGCATGTTGCTGGACGAGAACTTTGACATCGTGGAGCAGATGATCCAAAACGAGGAGTACCAGATGGACGAGGGTGCCAAGAAGGTCAGGGACTATGTGAAGGGCCAACCGCAGAACTGTGAAGAGACTGTATAATTTGGAGGACTGAAAAGATGAGACAGTATCACTTTAGATTACGAGCGGGCAACTTTGAGAACAGCTATTTCATTGTTGACAGCAATCGGGACCGGGCATTCGATTCGGCCCAATTGGAGTTCTTAAAGGACTGTGAGGCACAGGGCTTCACTTGTATTACTTGCAGGTTGGAATTGGAAGAGGTCAATGAGATCTAGCCAGGATAAGTCATTGATTTTAAAGACTAATAAATGATTGACATATTACCAAACGGTATTATTATTAGAGTATAACAAGAACTTAGGAGGGTTCAAAGATGAAGAAACTAGAGATAAGTGATATCGTAAGTGGCATATCGCACATGGAAACCGATGAAATCAACAAGCTCGTTAGGGCCCTGATGATTAGAAGAAATCAATTGCATTTCCAAAATGCCAAAAACTTCAAGACTGGCGACAGGGTGGAGTTCACTTCATCAAAGACGTGCCGAGTGATTACTGGTTCGGTGTCTAAGGTGAAGAAAAAGTACATCCTGGTAGAGACCGACAACGGCCAGAGATGGAACATACCGGGCGGTATGCTGAGACCAATCCAACAGAAGGTGGTGGCATAATGACCAAGACAAAATTATATGTGAGAGCAGAAGACCTGGGCAAGAACGCCTACAGGAAGAGAACCTACTACACCCTGCTGGTGGAGCAGGATGTGTTGGCTAAGAACCAAGACGAGGCCGATGAGCTGTTCAGAGATGGTGGTGGTGTCAACTATGAAAAAATCACTTCAGATCTTCTTCTGGAGGACAAGGGTGTGGAGACTGTGCTGGTGGATGCGACATGGACCGGAGACACTGGCAAGACAGAATATTTGGGCAAGGTGGTATTGAACCCCGACAACGACTACGCCGAAGAGGATGGCGACGTGGTGTTGGATGCCTATGCAGATGAGATCAACCCAACCAAGGAGACGGCATGATGATAGACAACATCACAACCCAGGACCTGATCGACAGGATGAACTCCGTGATCGACGACATAGAACAGGACAGGCTGGACTACGCCAGGGACACGGCACAGGTGGTCAGAGACGCCCTGCTTGAGATTCAACAAAGAGAAAAGGAGACGGCATAATGGCCACACGAGCTAGGATAGGAATACAACTGCCGGACGGCAGTATCAAGGCCGCCTACAATCACTGGGATGGATACCCGGGCGGACTGGGCTACAACCTCATTGACAACTGGACCAACCCCGAAAAGGTACTGAAGGCGATCAAATTGGGCAACGCCAGCACCTGGGGCGTCATAATTGGTGACAAGACCGATTTCGACGACACGAGCAACGAGATGCACGACGTACAGAACATATACTACGGCAGGGATCGCGGAGAACGGGACCAGAAGGCCCGAACCTATGCGACGGAGCAGGAGTATCTGGCGGAGGGCTGGGGTTCCGGCGAGGAGTACATATATCTCATGAAGGATATGGGCCACAAGGATCCATATGGCAAGGCACGGGGCGAGTGGCACTACGCCACGAGGATATGGAGCGACAGCAAGAAGGATTATGATCCATCCATGGGCTTCCTGCCATTGCGAGAGGCGGCCATACAGGACAGGATCCGTATGTTGCAATTTGAACTGAAGCAGATCAACGATAACAGAAAGAAAGTGGCATGAAACTGAAGAGCATAAAGAAAAAAGCGGACAGAGAAGCGGCCATACAGTGGCTGGTGGACCGGGACTTTGATTACATAACCTACAGCGACGGCGGTGGGCTGGAATTGCTGAGGAGCATGTTGGACGGTGGCTTCAGGGGCTACGGCA